TGCTATCTTTTTAGTAGGAATAAAAATATAACCTAAACCATCACATTTTACACATTTAGGAAGTTTAGCATAAGGTGTGCCATCTTTTTTTATCTTCTTAATCCTGCCTGTTCCCCCACAAGTCGTGCATTGATTAGCTATTGTTTTATAAATAATATCTGCATTATCTTCTATAGCACTCTTAAACTTTTCTTTACTCATGTATGGGGTAAAAGCATTCGACCACATTGCTTTATCTTTAGGTTTCCTGCTATAAATAACCCACGACATTTGTTCAGGACTATTTAAATTTATAGGTGTATCGCCCATAAGTTCTTTAACTATATTATTTAATTTTTCCTCTATCTCTACTTTTTCTTTTTCAAATTCATATTTAACACTATCAAGAACTTCCATATCTACCTTGAATCCTGTTTGATATATTCTAGCAAGAATAATTGCCACCCTATTTGTCAACAATACAGAATCCATTAGAGTAGCATATTCTTGTGTATTAAGTTTTCTATATATAACATTACTTAACTCTTGTGTTGCTTTTAAATCTGCAATTAAGTATTCACGTAATTCCTCTCTAGGAATCTCATCCACACCCATGCCTTTTGCAAAATATGTTTTCAATGTATCTTGCTTTTTAGTATGCAAATCATATCTTTCTGCACAAGCCTCAAGAGATAAAGGTTGTTTTAATCCCCTTTGTAACAAATACTCTCCTAACATGGTATCAAAAACTACACCATCATATTTAAATCCTGACTCCCATAGCCACAATAAATCGTGAACGATATTGTGTCCTATTAAAACAGTAGTCTTATCTAGTAAACTTTGTATATAATTACTACTGCCATCATCCATATTAAATATATGCTCTTGACCATTATCTTCAAGACAACCCACCATAACTAATTTATTTTCGGGTTGAAAAGGGTCAAGATGCAATTTTCCATCTTTTTTTATTACTGTATTTTCTACATCAATCGTTAATTTCATACTCCAAACCTACCTGTTTCATAATTAAATTCGCAAGTCACTCTGCCATGCCAACCTGATAATTTATTCTTCGCTAACACAACATGTCTAAGTCCATCATCTGCCACAACCTCTCCATTCGTGGTTGTCGCTTCAGGATTTTTAGCTAGTAATAACATCAAATCTGCTTCAGATGCTTTTCCTGTTTTTGAATTTTCCATCATACTTTGATTAAGCTGAATCCTACCCTCTGCCTCTGCACTTAATTGTGACATATAAAATACTGCACAATTATATCTTTTGGCAATCTCTCTAGCATGAATAGCATTAGCTTTGATAGCCTCATCAACTCTAGCATAGCCTGACATCCTAGCAAATTTATCCCCAATATCAATTACTAATATATCAGGATTATAACTACGACAAACTGTTTCTGCCCAAGACATATCTTTTCCGACTGCATCTACAATTTTTATTTTGTCAACTATATTCTTCCACCTATCCCATATAATTGTTTTGTGCTTATGGGCATCTTCTATTTTAATAGAACTACAAGCAGATAAATACCTACCTGATATTCTATGTGAAGATTCTTCATTACACAACACAACGCATTTAGCTCCTTGATGAGCAAAACCATTTGCACTCGCACATAAGGAAGCATGAAAGGATGTTTTACCTGTGTTAGACCTTGCTCCCACCATGATTAAATGACCTGCATTAATACCTTTTACCTTTCTAGCTAAAGAAGGTATATTAAACTTCCATTGTGTTTCCATAGCATTTTTTGCTAGGATATTCTCCACACTTAAATCTTCCCAATCTATGTTTAATATGGGAAGAAAATCATCATTATACTGCTCAATAAGATTTCTAATGGGTTCGAGTGAGGATAAATCACCATTAACATACTCAAAACCAATGTTAGCAATATCCTCCCCAATAACTTGACGAAACAACTTTGATAATACATCACTTGCAATATCTTTTCCAAGAGTTCCCTCCTTTTTTATCTTCAAAAACAAATCAGAATAAGATGTTTTTTGAGCAGTAGTAAGACTAGGATTACTTGACAAAAATAATGCCTCCACCTCATCAGGTGTAACATCTCTATTGTAATTATCCATAGCCTTGTCTATGGTGCTCTTAATTTTTCTTACATCTTTACTGAACAATCTATCAGGACATCTATACCCACGATGCTCATCATAAAATGATTTAACCATTAAACTTTTAATTAATGCTAATTCCACTTTCTTTATTCTCCTATCCTTGTTAGTTTATTTAAATTTATAAAATCCTCCTCATCTCTATATTTAAAATCATCTTTTAATTTTAAAACTTTTACATCATTCGCCACTGCTCTTAACTCCTTTGCAAAAGAAAGTGTTTTGGGCATAGCATCAGGGTCAAGAGCAACAACGATTGTTGAGAATTGAGATAAATACTTTTTATGTGATTCACTTAATGATGTTCCCAACACAGCTACCCCTACATAAACATCACTTCCTACCACACAAGCACTAATACAATCCTCAACAACAACTGCGACTTTACCACAACCATAAGTAAAAGGCAAGTCACTTTTTCCATATCTTTTCCATTTAGGTAATCTAAATCCTAATGAACGACCAACTGCATCAACTATTTTATAATCATTTTTTATGGGAAATACTACCCTTCTCTCTTTTACATCATAATACAAAGGAATTTTAGTAAAATCAATACCATATTCGTATGCAAATCTTTTAATTTCAAATCTCATACCACCAAACACTACCTGTTCAGGTAAATCAAATATGTCATCTTTATGTTCATTTTGTGGCATCATTTTCTTTTTAATATCCTCTATCGTAACTCTTATCTTTTTTGCACCTGAAATTTTACAACTAGACTTATAACAATTCCAAAGTATCTTGCCCATATTGTTTGTTACAGTAAATGTTTTGTATCCATGACAAGAAGGACAAGTTATGCGTTTTGTTTCTCCTACATCTAAATTTAACTCATCTATAATATCATATATATTTGTATTCATAAACACCTCAATGTAACATATAAATGTTTAATTAACATACATTTTTCTCATTGTCAAGGCATTTTCTGCACTTGTATA